CAAAAAGTCAAAAAAGTCTTAAAAAATGGACTAAACAGAAGTGGCGTACCAAGTCTGGTAAGCCATCTACTCAGGGAGCGAAAGCTACTGGGGAGAGATACTTGCCCGAAAAGGCTATAAAGGCGTTGACTAAGAAAGAATACGCAGCGACAACGAAAGCCAAACGCAAAGCAACGAAGAAAGGCAAGCAAGTAGCCAAGCAACCGAAGAAGATAGCCAAGAAAACACGGCGGTATCGTAAGACATGAGCGCAGTTGCACCGAAACGAGCGTACAACATGCCAACCCCATCCCTAGATACCAGTGACTTAGAGGCGTTACTTAAAATAGTACCTACGTTATCGCCTAAAGAGCAGCAAGAGATCTTCAATGACTTAGAAAAATACGAGACATTGCTGACAAAAGAGAAGTCTAAGACCAATTTTTTAGAGTTTGTTAACAAAATGTGGCCTGATTTCATTATGGGGCGACATCACAAGATTATGGCAGAGGCTTTTGAGCGTGTTGCCAACGGAACGAACAAAAGACTCATAATTAACATGCCTCCGCGTCATACTAAGTCGGAATTTGCGAGTTATTTGCTCCCAGCATGGTTTTTAGGGCAGTTTCCTAACAAAAAAGTCATTCAAACGTCTCATACAGCAGAACTTGCCGTTGGATTTGGTCGTAAAGTGCGTAATTTAGTCAATCAGGCTGAATATAAAGACATTTTTCCTAATACAGCACTACAAATTGACTCAAAAGCAGCGGGAAGGTGGAATACGAGCAAAGGTGGTGACTATTTTGCCATTGGTGTAGGTGGTGCGGTAACGGGTAAAGGTGCAGACCTACTAATTATTGACGATCCACACTCAGAGCAAGAAGCTACACTGGCGGAGATACACCCCGAAATCTACGATAAGACGTATGAGTGGTATACGTCAGGCCCAAGACAGCGACTTCAACCGGGCGGTGCTATTGTTGTCGTAATGACACGGTGGTCTAAACGGGATTTAACGGGCCAAGTACTTAGATCTAGTATGCAACGCGACGGTGAAGAGTGGGAAGTCATTGAATTTCCAGCAATTATGCCCTCTGGCAACGCATTATGGCCTGAGTTTTGGTCATTGGAGGAATTGTCTGATTTACGTAATGAGTTACCACACAGTAAGTGGATGGCGCAGTACCAACAAGAACCGACGAGTGAGGCCAGCGCTATTGTCAAACGAGACTGGTGGAAAGAGTGGGAAGGGGAACGACCCCCGCCATGTGACTTTATATTGATGTCATGGGATACGGCGTTTGAAAAACACACTAGAGCTGATTACAGTGCTTGCACTGTATGGGGGATATTCTATCAGGCGGCTGACCACCCAGATGAGTATGAGTCTGAGGAAGAAATTGACCGAGTAAAACAGAGTTTAGGTGCTCCACAAGCCAACATTATATTGCTTAACGCTATTAGAGATAGGTTAGAGTTCCCAGAACTCAAACGTCTGGTGTTAGAGGAGTATAAAGAATGGGAACCTGACAGTATAATTATCGAGAAGAAAGCCAGTGGTGCGCCGCTTATTTATGAGTTACGCTCTATGGGTGTACCTGTGCAGGAGTTTACACCGACACGGGGAAATGACAAGATATCTAGGCTGAACGCAGTATCAGATATATTTGCTTCAGGTAGAGTGTGGTATCCACCGACACGGTGGGCCGAAGAAGTTATTGAAGAAGTTGCAAGTTTCCCTGCTGGGGAGCATGATGACTATGTGGATTCTACGTCTATGGCGTTGATGCGTTTTAGGAAGGGCGGGTATATCCAAACATCATTGGATGAACCTGAAGATTATTATGGCACGAAAGAGTATAGACAATATAAAGCTCATACTAACCGTGCGCTATATTATTAAAGGATAAGACAATGCCGGGATTAGACAGTCGAAAAGCTCAAGGTATGCGAGCAAAATACGAAGCAAGAAACTTAGAAAAATTTGGCAAAGGCAATACCATAAGTGGTGGGTATAAACGTAAAAAACTAAGTGAAAAAGAAAAAGACGCTGCCAAAACCGCAAAAAAAGTTGCCAATACCGCAAGACTTAGAAAAATAGGCAAAAAAGAAAAATACGGTAGTCTTTCAGAAAAAAACGCTGCTGAGATGATGGCCGCTAAAAAGAAACCAACTGTTAAAAAATCTGGTGTAGGCACGTTAAGCGATAAAAAAACAAGACCAGTACAAGGTAGAGGCGTAGGCACGTTAAACGAGAAAAGAACAAGACCAGTACAAGGTAGAGGCGTAGGTACGTTAAACGAGAAAAGAACAAGACCAGTACAAGGTAGAGGCGTAGGTACGTTAAACGATAAAAGAACAAGACCTACTGGTGACGCAAAGCTCAATAGAGCAAAAAGCGACAACAAGCGCGGTATGACTAAAGCGCAATCACAAGCGTTAGGTTTGACTGGTGACGCTGGGCGCAAAGCTGCTGTAAAACTTAGGGCCGACAAAAAAACACAAAGCGACGCGGTAGCTGCAGAAGCAAAAAGAAAGGTTGCGGAAAAGAAAAAGACAGATAAAGTTGATACTGCTGCAGCAATTATAGCTACTACAGCAATACCAGCATTACGAGCTTTGAAAGGTAAAAACGCCGTTAAAACAGCTAAAACGGTTAAACCAACACCAAAAAAATTACCAGCACCATCTAAGTTTAAAAGAATTGAAGGTACAGCTAAAGAAATTAAAACGCTGCCAAAACCGCAAAAAAAATTACCAGCGCCTACAAGCGGCGGAAGAAATAGAGTAAAAGCTGAAACTACAGATAGAATAATAAAAGCTGGTGGTAAAATTGACCGTCGTAAAGGCAAAAGAAAAAGTAAAGGTAAAGTAACAAAAAGAACCAGCGAAATGACCATGAAAGATTTAGGGTTTCGTAAAGGTGGTTTAGTTAAAGGCATAGACGGTATTGCAATGCGCGGTAAAACCAAAGCAACACGGAGTAAATAACGTAAATGGCAGATCAACCAGAACTAGAGATTGTCTTACCTAACGGAAGACCTGTATCAGAATATGAAGAACCCCAAGAAGATATGGGTACTGTTATAGATATAGGTATTGGTGGGGAAGGCGATGTTACTGTAGAAGTTGATTTGCCTGACGGCGATGATTTCTATGAAAATTTAGCTGAAGATTTTGAAGACAACGATGTGTTGGAGAAATTAGCGTCTGATCTACTAGGTGAGTTTGATGGAGATCTAAATGCCAGAAAAGATTGGCTTCAGATCTACATTGATGGCATAGAATTACTGGGTCTTAAAATAGAAGACCGTAGTGAGCCGTGGCAAGGCGCTTGTGGCGTGTATCACCCGTTACTTTCTGAGGCTTTGGTTAAGTTTCAATCTGAGACTATTATGGAAACAATGCCGCCCGGCGGCCCTGTTAAGACTAAAGTTATTGGTAAAGAAACACCAGAAAATATAAAAGCTGCGGCTAACGTAGCAGAAAACATGAACCATTGGATAACGGATAAAATGCCAGAGTATCGTGGCGAACACGAAAGAATGCTATGGGGTTTAGGGTTATCGGGCAATGCGTTTAAGAAAGTGTATTTTGATCCTGCTGTTGACCGCCCAGTATCTATATATGTACCCGCCGAAGATATTGTAGTTCCTTACGGAGCCAGCAGCCTTAATTCGGCAGAACGAGTCACGCATATTATGCGAAAGACCGAGAACGAAGTTAAAAAACTTCAAGCCGCTGAGTTTTATCGAGAGGTTGAACTAGGGTCACCTGACGATTCTGAACTTGATGACGTAGAACAGAAGATTGCAGAGAACATGGGGTTCAGCGCAACTAGCGATGACCGCTATAAAATACTAGAGTTTCACGTAGAGCTAGATTTAGAAGGCTACGAAGATAAAGACGAAGACGGTGATGAAACCGGAATTGCTTTGCCTTATGTAGTAACTATAGAGAAAACCTCACAAGAAGTATTGGCTATTAGACGCAACTGGGTTGAGGACGACAAAGCTAAAAACAAACGCCAACACTTTATCCATTACCCCTACATTCCGGGTTTTGGGTTCTATGCGTTTGGGTTAGTGCATCTATTAGGGTCGTTTGCTAAATCGGGCACATCTTTAATTAGACAGCTTGTTGACGCAGGCACACTATCTAATTTACCGGGCGGGTTTAAAACTAAAGGTATGCGGATTAAAGGCGACGATACACCTATATCTCCTGCAGAATTTAGAGATGTCGATGTAGCCAGCGGGACTATCCGCGATAACATCATGACGTTACCATATAAAGAGCCTAGTCAGGTTCTTTTTGCGTTGATGCAGAACATTGTTGAAGAAGGACGGCGGTTTGCTTCTATCTCTGATATGAAAGCGAGCGATATGTCTACCCAAGCACCTGTTGGGACAACGCTTGCTATATTAGAGCGCACGTTAAAAGTTATGTCTTCGGTTCAAGCGCGTATACACGCAGCAATGAAGCAAGAGTTTCAACTGCTTGCAGAGATTATTAAAGACAACACATCAGATAATTATTCTTATGACCCATCGGAAGGGGATAGGTCTGTTAAAAAAGAAGACTATGACATGGTAGAGATTGTACCTGTGTCTAATCCTAATTCTTCTACGATGGCGCAAAAAGTAGTGCAGTATCAAACGGTATTGCAGTTAGCAC